TTACCGCTTCATTTCGCGCGCCTTAACTCTTGCGTCAGCAAAGCGGCGAGAAGCTTCCAAATTTGCCCTGTCATACCGCTCAGCTGTCGTCCGCGTCGAGGCGTGTCCGGCCACTTTGGCGGCGTCATCTGTGGATACCCCGCCCTCGCGAGCCTCGCTGATTCCGCTGGCTCGCATGTCACGGACCCATACATTCGTCGGTATGCCGGCAGCCTTGCGATCCGCCCGCCACCACTTCGTGAACATCTTGGCGGGATATGGCAATCCTGTGACTTCGTTAACGATCACAGGGCCGACACGGCGATCATCGGGCCAGTGCGCCAACTCATCCATAACCATTGGCGCAGCGGTGAGCGGATACGTCACAGACGCTCCGGTCTTCTCCGATGTCTTGCTCGGCGTGTATCGCAGGACAAGATTGTCGTCGATGTCATCCCATCGCAGCCCGGACCACTTGCCGCGCCTTGGGTCAACTACATCCGAAATGAAGTCGGCGTCGATCTCTTGCCACTGGCCGATGATGTCCCATAGTCGTAGCGTGCTTTCAAAGGCGATCGCATAAGCCAGCGCAGACGAAGGGCGCCCCGCTGCATGCGCGGCTTTGCGCGCCGCCACCACTTGCGCAGCCGTCAATGTGGCCTCACGCGGTTTTGGAAGCGGCAGTTTTTTCTTGGTCTCGCGAAGGACGTGTTGAAACTCCGCGCAGCCCGGCAAGCGGCACGTCACGCCGTATGTGACGGCGGCGTCGAGGATCGCACGCTGCATCGCGGCGGCGGCGAGATGCTTCCCGCCGTCCGACCACGCATTGTGCCAGCGCCTTATGTCGGAGCCGGTGATTTCGTCAATGCGCAACTTCCCGATGCCTGCCTCCAATTTGGCCAGATAGTGCTTGTACGGCACCAACGTGCCGGGGCGCAGCGCCTGAAACGGACTTTCCGGGTCTTTCTGATAGCGGCGCAAGAGCACGCCTAGCGTGCCATTGAACGCCTCTTGGTCGCGTCGGTAGCCGGTGCGCCATAGATCCATATCGGCCTGGTAAGAGACGCACCTCGCGGCGATGATGTCAGGTGAATCGATGTGCTCCGAGAGGTTGGCCGTCTTGGGCGTGTAGCCCTGCTTGACTAAAACCTCGTCCGCAACCCAATAGGGCTTGCCTCTGATCCATTTCAGGCCCGGCGCTTTGATCTTTTCCATACGCCCAGGTTCTCCTCGCCACTCGGCGCCCACCCATGATGCGCTCCGGTAAGCCCGATGTAGCTTGCGTAGAATCGACGGACCAGTTCAACCGACCTCCCGCCGTGGAACGAATCCACCGGCGGGAAGCCCGATTTCGCTGAAATCATCGGGAAGCGGTCGGCAAGCCACTGCTTCGCGCGCTTGCTGCCGACGATCGCGGCAGCAAGTTCGGCATCCGTCGCAAACATCGGCAGGTTGTCCAGCGGGCGGAACGGCTGGCTGTTGTCATTGGCTGGTTTCATGTCCCGCCTCCCTTGCTTGCGAGGGCTTGGCGTCCGGCTGTGGTCCAGCGGAACTCGCGATTGCGACCATCGCCACGATATTCCAGCCAACCCTTGCGTACGAATCGGTCGTAAGATTTCCGCAAGAAAGGCGGATCGAAGCTCGCCCACTTGTTCGGGCTGCCCGGATCGGCTTCCATCTCCGCGATGAATTCGCCTTCGTGTTCGGTCAGCTTCACGGCTTCTCTCCCTCTGAAAGAGCGGCGCGGCCGGCGGGGGTGATCTGCCAGCCCTTAGGCTCACGGCGCTTCCCACGCCATCCACCGACATATTCTGCAAAGCCAAGACGTTTGCATGTCTGCCGAACGCGGTCTTCTTTTCGGTCGGCGAGCGGCAATAGAGATCGCGGCGCGGGGCCGGCATGCGTGGCAAGGATGCGCTCCAACGCACGGCGCTGGTTCCATGTCAGCTTCATGCCTTCCTCCCGATGGCGCGGATAGCAGCGGCGATAGGCTGTAAAACTTCGGCGGGGAGATTGAAGAAGCCGAGTTGGCCTCTGCACGGAATCAGCGGTAGTGCGAACGCATCGCGCAGCACGAAGCCGTAGCGCCCGAAAAACCAGTTGCTGTCCATTTCGGTCACGCAATCAACAATACGCGCCATGCCGACGACGCCGCCGCGCGGGAGTGCTTTGTCTCGGTCGTCCTCCATATCGAGTTCCGACTTCGAAACTCCGGCGTGAACGATAAACCAGCCTCGGCCTTTGGTTGGCCAATCGCGGTTCTCGACATCCTTCCCATCATGGAAAATATGATGCGGGTACGGCTGCTTGATGCTCAGGGCCTTAATGTCTCCGCGCTCGACACGATCCGCCAGCGGTCGGAGATCAATAGCCTCTCGTGCGTCACTCATGGCGGCCTGCCTCCATCGCGGCCTTGAGGGCGTCCAGAAGCCGTGCCTCATTGTCGGACCAGTCACGATCTCCGGGGCTATCGGTGTATCCGCATGAGTAGGCCAGCCGCAGAACATCGACCATCGCCTCCGTCACCGCCTGTTCTGAGGGGCGGAGGAAAAGGGGGCGCTCCTCGGCCTCGTAGTTCGCAACGCGAAAGAACGGCGCACGGCCTTCGGACCAGTCGCTCCACGTACCTTTTCGCCCACTGGTCTTGTAAACAGGGCGCGACCGCCATTGCCACGCGGCTGGCTGCTGGCCTTCCGGTGCGGCTGGCTCGACCATCTTCCCGGCGTCGGCAATATGGTCTGCGGCTGGCTCAAGGGCGGAGAGGGCGGTTTCGATTGCCGCAATGGCAGGCGAGATCAGACCGTCAGCGAAAGTTACTTGATCCACCACGCCGTCTGCCTTCAGGTGGCTGTAGGCGTGTCGAAGCTGGGCAAGGTGGTATTCGAGCGCCTTCACCTTCACCGCGCCTGTGCGGGAGAGGGATGCGGCGGCGCGGACATGCTCTCCAAGACGATCTAGGGTGGCGTCGTGTTCCTTTCGGAGAAAGCGAAGTTCCTTCGTCAGCCGCTCGTTCTCTGCCTCCAGTTCGGCAAAGAGGTCGGCGCAGATGTATTCGGTCCAGCCGAAGACGGATTCACTGAGGCAGACAATTCGCCTATCGTCGTATGTGGCCCAAATCTTTTCAGGTGTATCGTTGCTCATGATTTTCTTCCGCTGACGGCAAGAATTGAAACAATGGCGATGAATGGAAACACCAAAACGGCGACCATCGCCACATCGGGCCAAGTAGCGCAGGTATTCATTTCTTATTATCCAAACGTATCTTGTGCCAACTGCGATGGACAGTATCCCATGCGTCAGCCCAGGCGTCTTTTGGGCTAGCAAAACTAATGTCGTTAAGCTCTCCGTATTTTTCGCTCAGAACAATCCATCCCGTCTTAACTTTGCGAATACGTGCGTCAGGAACTTCGATAAGGACGTGTGCTTTATTGCTCATGATCTATCGTCCCTCCTGTCTGTGCGCGGCGGGCGTCTTCTGCAGTACGTCGCATGTCATCGACTTTAGACGACCCAATGCGAGGATCGCTGTGGCTTCGCTTTATGATATGTCCCAGCGCCTTCAACGCTTCGTCGCGTCGGGCTTCGACGCGCTGGTTTTCTCCTCGAAGAACCTCGTTTGTTCCTTCGGCATATTCCAGCGCCTGTTGCGTCTCTGCATGGGCGGCGCGTTCGGTGGCGAGGGCGGTGGCGATGACTTTGGTTCCGAACCGCTCGACGTGTTCGGCATCCATATTCCCGATCACGCCGGATGCGATCTTGAGCGCGATCGCTCGCGCCTCTGTCTGCGCATCCACCAGCCCGCCGACTTCGGCTGGCGTTATGGCGCACTGTTGCGCGGCAACAGTCGGGGCGGTGTCGGTGAAGTAAGGCCCATGATCCTCGCCGGTTAGGGCGGCTAGCTTTTCTCCATCAGCAATAAGGGCGGCCTGCATCTCTTTATCCATCACGCCGCCACCCTCCTATCGCCGCGCTTGCGCCGCCGATTGTCATTGGCAACACGTCTTGCCGCTTCCCGCGCCTGCGTAACTGCGCCAGGTATCTGCATGCTATCGCCCGTAAGCGACGCCACGGTGCGCGCGATTTCGATTAACTCCCGGCGTGCCGGCGAGGAGCCAGCCATGCTGACGATCTGATAGGCGCGCGTGCCTTGGGCGATAAACTCGTGGGCGGTTAGGATGTTATGCTGCGATGTCATTGGTAGTCTCCTCTATTGTGGTGGTGCGGCTGGTGAGGCCGGTTAGGTGCAGGCTGTGTCGTCGGTGGGCCGCATATGCTCAAAGAGCACCCGCCATCGTTCTTCTTCCGACAAGCTCATGAACTGTCCGAAGGGGCTTTCTTCGTAAGCCTGCCTCTCCATCCATTCAGCGCGCTCCCGCTCGGCGCGCTCCTCTGCGCCGCATGCCGAGCAGATGCTGGATGAGATAGGGTTCGTATGCTCTACGCCGCAAACGCGGCAGGGCGACCAGTGCCTTCTCATGTCGCAGCCGCCATCAGCACGGCAAACATGCCGACGACGAACGCGGCCATGACAAGGCCGCTGATAAGGGCATGGGCGAGGTTGGCGAGGTGGCCATAAGGCTGGTGGTGGTTCATGGCCGGCCCTCCGCCTTGGCGATGGCGTCATTGACGATGTCCCATTCCTCATCGACAAAGCAGCGCCAGTTGTCGCCGCCAGCTACAACCCTCATAGCCTCCAGCAACACAGGTGCGGCGGCTATCAGGCGGGCCGTTTCTTGCCGGTGCGTGGCCGCAACTTCGTGCCCTCGCTCGTCGAGCACCACATACCGCTCGTAGCCGTACTGGTGCACGGTCCAATCCAGTGCCCCATTGCGCCCCGCGCAATCTGGCACGGCGTGCTGATGGTCAGTCATGCCGCCCTCCTGTCGTGGGCGTTCCACGCCGCCTCAATCTCGGCGTTCTTGTTCGCGTATCCTTCGCGCTCGTTAATGGCGCGGCAGAACAACTCCGCCGCGGCTTTACTGTGCAACGCCCCGATGGCGCGCCCGTTTTCGAGTATCTGGTAGCCTCCGCGAAACAGCGGGCGGCAGGTCATGAGGCCGCTCATGCCGCCGTCTCCACGCTAACGGTGCGCGGGTCGAAATCCCAATCTTCCTCATGCGCAGACAGCACCCGCTGGCGCAGCATCCGGTTAATGCGCGCAAGCTGTTGCACAAGGGCCGCGCGTTCGCGCTCAAGGCGCTGCCGCTGGCCGGGGTCAAGGTTGGTGGTGCGCATGGCGACTCTCCTCATGTGGTGTTCGGTCGCCTATCTATGCGTAAACGGGTAAATATGTCAACCGTAGACGCATAACAAAAATCCCGACTGCGCATATGAGAATCATTAGTTCTTGATTTGTTCTATAATTGGAGTCACGTTGCGGCACCTCAGGCAATGAAGGAGGGCGCAATGAGCGGTGCGGTGTATGTAATTCAGAGTTTCACACGCGGCGGGAAAGGGGCCTTGCGCGCCGACGCGCCGCTACAGGCGCAGAGCGTCGACCAAGCCCGTCGGCTAGCCGAGCGGCTGGCCGCGCAGAAGGCGCTCGTCGTCGCAATTGCGCGGCGTGGGGATCCATCTACTGGCGACTACGACGAGGTGGGGCTTATTGCGGCCTTCGGCGACGTGCCGGACGAAGTGCGGGAGATGCCGCTATTTGAGGCGGCGGCTGGTTAGCGTGACGGCCCTACGCAGCGGTCAGCGCGCCTCGTACTTGCCGACGATCCGGTGGCAGAAAGGCCAGTCTGCGCGGGTTTCCGTAAACTCACGCTCCGGGTTGTACTGCTTCAGGAACCAATCCTGGTCATTGTATCGAACGAGGCGCTTGACGATTGCCTCCGCTTCGTTCGAGCCCAGCGGCGGTACGTGATACAGCACCACGTTCTTATCGCGTGCGGGCGGCAGGTGGGGGTGAACCAGCGCCATGTCGCCGGGTTCGAAAGCCGGGGACATCGATTCCCCGACGATATAAACGCCGTAAGCGTCCTTCACGCTTTCAAGGATAGCGGGGCGCTTCACGTAGTCGATCGCCTCAAACGTCACGATCTGATGGCCGTCCCCGCCCATCGCGGCGGCATAAACCGGGAAGTTTCGGTCTCCGACAAGCTCGGCACCGGGCACAATCTCCGGCTTGAACGGTTCAGACAAGGGGACTGGCGTCCGCATCAAAAGAGATTTGGCCGCCGGCACCGTGTCGGCCAGCGCAACAAGACGCATCAGGTTCTCGCCCCGCGTCTTGCCGCCATGCACCCAGCGGTTCACGGAAGATTGCGTAACTCCCAGCTGGGCGGCAAGGGCTTCCTCGCCGCCGAAGTGGTCAACCAGAATTTTTGTTAGTGCCGACGTGTCCATGAAGAAAGCGCTAACGCATAGCGCGCCGCATGTAAAATGCATATACGGGTAAAATTGCTTGACTTGTCCACCCGTGCGCGCATATATGCCATTAACCTTAACGATTAAGGTTACCGATTCGCAAACAGGAAGGGTCAATAGGGCCGCACGCCGCCACCAACGACGTCACCACAAATGGGGCTGGTTATCCTAAGCGGGCAACCAGCCCACCAAAAAGCAAACGGGGCCTATTGTGCTCGACACCACTCGTTAGCACGGCCCCGTTCTGCGTAATGGGCAGGGGGAGGAGATGTTGCCACCTATGACCCCTACCGGTCCGACTTCCCTACCAAGGCAACAATGACATGGCGTCTCACCAGCGCCATGTCAAGCGCCGCCACACCAGCGGCAACCACGAAAGAGGAGAATCATGAAGCAGGGAATCAGGAAATTGCGAGCGGGCGGCGGGTCCATCCGCCAGATCGCGGCAGCACTCGGCATCAGTTACGGTGGCGTATGCCACCATATTTACGGCAGTCGCGGGCGTAAGCGGCCGCGCGCTACGCACAACAGCGTCATCCGGCGCGTCCCGGTACTCGGCGCTCAGGGCAGCATGTCTTGCTACGACGTTTTCGTCAGCCTGCCGCGTGTTTCGATTTTGGAGGCGGCACATGCCTAAACCCGACGAAGACTTCATCGGCATCGGCGATGTCGTCGAGCACAAGATGAACACTAACGTCTTCGGCATCGTGATCGGCTTTGCCGGTAGCGTTGTGTACCTGCGACTGTCGCCCAGTTTGCGAGTGGCTTCCTTCCACGAATGGGAGCTGCGGCTGCTGGACGACGATGGCGGGCCCGAGCCTGACGAGCCAGCAAGGGCGGATAACGTCGTGCCGGTGGATTTCACGCGCGGCGTCAAGCTGACCAAGAACACTAAGACCAAGGGCGCGGCGTAGTGCCCGTAACGGCTGGCTACCAACCAGCGCAACCACAAGAGGAGATTACCATGAAACTTGAAGTTGGAATGAGGGTGCGGGCGACGTACGGCGGGCTGGATCTCACGAAGGGCAGGGAATACGAGATCGTTGCAGTCGACCCCGATGATGTAGACCTGCCAATTCGTATCCGCGACGATGCAGGTGATGTACGGTGGCTCTTTGCTGATAGCTTCGAGCCCCTCACCGAACCCACCAGCGCCGCCATAACCAACGCGCAGGACGACAAGCCGAAGTTCAAGGTGGGCGATAGGGTGCGCGCCATAAGAAGCACCGACAACGTTGAAAAGGGCGAGACGTATACCGTACTGGGTTACGCGCGCCCGACCGGTGTCGACCTCTGGGTGATGCTTGATGGTATCCGAGGCTGGACTGACGATGGATCCTACCTTGAGCAGTACTTCGAGCCTGCCGGCCTCACCATCCAGCCGGGCAAGCACTACATCACCCGCGACGGGCGGAAGGTGGGGCCAGCAAGGCCAAGCGTCGGCACCGACTATCCGTGGTGGGTCGGCGAGTCTACCTACACCGATAGCGGCGAGTGGCTTGATGGCTGCGAAGATGACAACGACCTCGTCGCGGAGGCGGACGAGCCCGCCAAGGCAGACAACGATTACGGTAGGTCGGTCCTAAAATTCAAGGATGGACGCCTTATCCCTGAATCATCGTCTTTCAGGATGGTCTCCGGTCCAACTCCCCGCAAGGCCATCGTTTGCCTGATCGAAAGCGGCCAGCCGAAGCCTGCGAACCTGCCACACGTTCATGCATCCACAGCAGCGGCAGAGCGTGAAGCCGCCCGCCTTGCCTCACGCCACAAGGGCAGAGAGTTCGGTGTCTACGAACTCGTTTCCAGCAAGCGCGAGGAGCCGGCGTACGAGCATGAATGGCAGCGACTAGCCGCGCGTGGAGAAAAGATCGCTGCGATCCTCCAGCTTCGGCGAGACCACAACTTCCTAAGTCTCCGCTCCGCCAAGGGCTTCGTCGAAGACTTCCTCGACGCCGCCTAACCAGCCCCACCAAGGCTAGCCACCACCACGGTTAGTGCGCAGCGCGCACTAGCGAGAGGAGACATGACCCTATGGCTAATCACGCCAGCAATAACGCGCACCCATACGCCACGGCGTTTACGCGCACCGGCAAACACAACATGCTCAACCGCAAGCCGTACCGCACGGCAAGCCAGAAGGCGCGGGCGCGAGCCACTGCCCGCCTTGTTGATGGGCGATATGTGTCCAGCGCGCCCGTTTCGTACCATGCCGCGCCGCGCAGGAGGGAGGGATGAGCAAGACCAAGATTGACCTGCCGCTCGGCTGCTTCCTGCCGTTCCTAGCGCTCATGCTGTCTACAATCCCGGCGTGGCTGACGCATATCTACGTGTGCTTCACGACGGAGGCGTGGGGCTTTCTGATCGCAGGCGCAATCTTCGCGCCCGTCGCCGTGGTTCACGGCTGGGGCATTTGGTTGGGGGCGTGGTGATGAATGTCCACGTCAAACCTCCAGCGTCCCCATGGTCCAACTACCCACCCGACTACGCCACCAACGACGTACCTCCGGAGGAAGATCACGACGAGCCGTACAGCAGCGGCTTGTGGGCGGGTGTCGCGCTAACTGGCGCGTTCGTCGTGCTGGTGCTGGCGGCGTTTGCAATCAAGGAGATGATGACATGGGTGATTTGAACAGCGGTGTGGCAGGCTTGACCGCCGAAGAACGCGAGTTCCGGGACGATGCGGCGTTGGCGGCTTTGTCTGGATTGTTGGCCGGTAGGGATACGGGCAAGACCGCACCGTCGCCGGAAACCTACGCCGTAGCGTCTTACGCGGTCGCCGACGCCATGCTCGCCGCTCGCGTTGCTACCAGTGGCAGCGGTAGCAACCAATGACCGCGCCCGACGATCCAGACATCAACCTCATCATGTTCGCGACGCTGTTGCTCGTCGTCTGCATGATGGTGGCCCTAGGAGGGTAAACAATGACAGCACTAGCAATCGGCGCACCGCAGATCATCTGGATTTCGCTTGCCGCAATGGGCGTGGGCATCTCCATCGTCAAGCATGGCGAGCCACGCAGCCCGCATAGCATGTGGGCGTCCATCATCGGCACGCCGCTGGCAGTCGCGCTTCTTTACTGGGGCGGCTTCTTCACCGCCTAACCGGCCTACCAAGCCGGCACCACAACAAGAGGAGATACTATGGCTATCAGCCTTAGCAGCCTGAAATCCACCAAGCGAAACGACCCGCCCGTTATGCTTTTGTATGGCGTGGACGGCATAGGCAAGACCAGCCTTGCCGCCGAGTTCCCGAACCCGATCTATCTCGGCACGGAAGGCGAGCGCCCACCGTCCGACATTGAACTTGCCACGCCGGGCGTCATCACCGATCTGAACGACGTTTTCGGCGTGTTCGAGGAACTGCTAACCACGGAACACGGGTTTCAGACCGTCATCATTGACTCGCTAGACGGGCTGGAGCCGCTGGTTTGGCGGGCGACGTGCGCCAGGCTCGGCGTCAACAGCATTGAAGAACCGGGATACGGTCGCGGGTACATCGAGGCCGATGCCGAGTGGTCGGAATACCTGTCGGCGGTTGGCGCGCTGGCCGTGGCGGGTATCAACGTCGTGCAGCTGGCCCATCCGGAAATCGTGCGGTTCGACTCGCCAACCAGCGACCCATACAGCCGCTACACCGTCAAACTGAACAAGCGCGCCAATGCGCTCGTCCGCGAGCGGGCCGATATTGTCGGCTTTCTCAACTACCGCATTTCGCTGAAGGAAAAGGAGGTCGGCCACAAGAAGACCGTCACCCATGCCGAGGGGGGCAAGGAGCGGCAGATCCACCTGAATGAAGGCGCCGGCTTCGTGGCGAAGAATCGCTTTTCCATGCCGGACACGGTCACTTACCGCAAGGGCAAGGGGTACGAGGAGCTTTCCAAATACTGGCTGCCGGCGGAAGCGAAGGAGGCGGCGTGATGGGCTGGTTCAAGCCGAGTCCTATGACGCTGGAATACGGCGAGCCCGCACACCAGATGGTCGCCCGCGCGTTTCTCCACAACGCAATCCGCTTCGGTGGCGACATCCTAGTCGACGCCAAATATCACTTCGTCGGCCCGCACGGCATTGAATATCGCGGGACTGATGAAATTTGGAAGCGCAACACCAAGACAGTTGCGCAGGGCGTCGCGCAACTGTGCGAGGAAATCCAACAGGATTTCAATGAGCGTATCGCGGCAATGTCCAAGGCTCGCGAGTACGCCCGCGATCAGTTGGCCGTACCGCCACTGTTCGCGTCTGCCGCCGACTAACCCACCACCCGCGCTGCACCAGCAGCACCACCACCACAGCAGGAGATGACTAATGGCCAAACTGGCTACCCGATTCAATGCGCAGGACCATGATACCGAGCAGCGCGATTACGAAGAACTCCCGAACGGCACTTACGAACTTGAAGTCGAGGCGTCCGACGTCACGCCCACCAAGGACGGACGCGGCACCATCCTGAAAACCACGATGGTCGTGCTGCGGCCCGAGGAATACGAAAAGCGCAAGCTGTTCAACAATTTCAACCTCGAAAACCCGAACGTCCAAGCGCAGGAGATCGGTCAGCGGCAGTTCGCCAGCCTGTGCCGCGCCATCGGCGTGCAGGAAGTGGAAGACAGCGAGGAGCTGCACTTTAAAGCGTTCACCGCCAAGATCGGCTTGGGGCGCCCAAGCAAGGACGGGCAGTATCCGGCCCGTGCCGAGATTAAGAAGTATTTCTTCCCGGATCAGGGCGACGTGCCGGAGCCCGCAATCGACGCTGATCAGCCCAAGGCTGCCAACGACAACCGCCCTGCTGCGCGGCAGGCCGCAAACAGCAATAGCCGCGCGACCCCGGCGCGCGCTGCTGCTGGCGGTAAGTCTCGCCCATGGGGGCAGAGAAGCAACACGGTCGACGACGACATTCCGTTCTGACGCCATCCAAGGGCCGTCGTTACCGCGGCGGCCCACTTCCGCCACAAGAGGAGATAACCATGAAGAAGCTTTTGCTCGCCGCCATGCTCGCGGTCACCGCAGCAGTTGCGGGCTGTTTCAGCGATGCAACGGTCGCCACTGAGAATATCAAACGCGCCGCCGACAACTTTGAGATTACGCGGCGCGTAGTTTTCTACAACGGCATCACGGATAGCTACATGCTGTCGGTGGAAGGCCGCTGTTCGATGGACCTCAACTCCAGCGGCACGGCGTTCAACGTCATCTGCAAGACCGGCCCAAGCGACTACAAGCGCCACACGCTGGTGCTGTCCGACAATACCAGCGCCTTCGTGGAGCAGTTGGAAAGCGCGAATGTCAGCGCCTACCACTACCGCGTGATCTTCAAGCCGCAAACCATCCTGCCGGACATCGACTTCCGGGGCGGCGCTGGCGAACTGACGACGAACCGCAACTAACACACCAACGGCGGCTGGTTGCTACCCGCAACTGGCCGCCAGTCGGAGGATGATATGGACGAAAGAAAGGACGTGTGGCTGCTCGACGTTAAGCGCGAGTCCACGCTGAAAGTTGTGTTCGGGGAGCCGCTTACGAAAGCGGAAGCTATCGCGGCATTCGACGCTGACGAGCATGAAGACGTTCTCGATGAAGAAGACTTCGGCACCGAGGTAGTCGGCGCTCGCTAACACCACCAGCTGCCCCTTGTTGCCCCGCAACATCGGGCAGCCACCGCCCCACCAAGGCGACCACCACATAGAGGAGACACACCATGCGCCTATCCTTGCCCCGCCAAGACCTGACGCGGCTGCTGACCGCCGTGACCAAGGTTGTCGAAGCACGCTCAACGATTCCAATTCTCGGCAACGTGCTGCTGTCCGTCCAAGACGGCCAGTTTAGCGCCCGCGCGACCGACCTCGATATTGAAGTGTCCACCAGCATTCCCGTACTCGACGCCACGAACGGCAGCACGACCGTCAACGCCAAGCTGCTGGCCGACATTGCCAAGCGTGCGGCGGGCGACGTTTCGCTAGAGCTTGCGGACGGCACCCTGACGGTGAAATCTGGCCGCTCCCGCTTCAAACTGGCCACGCTGCCCGTCGAGGACTTTCCGTCGTTTTCCGCTGGCGACTTCACCGCCAGCTTTGACGTCGATCTGGCGGCGCTGGTTGCACCGTGCGCGTTCGCGATCAGCACAGAGGAAACCCGCTATTATCTCAATGGCGTCTATTTCCACACCGCCGAAGGCCGGCTTGCGGCGGTTGCGACGGATGGCCATCGGCTTAGCCGTCACTATGGAGACCCGCTCGACCATTTCGACGGCGTCATCCTCCCACGCAAGCTGGTCAGCATCCTGCCGAAAGGCAACGTCCACGTGTCATTGTCGACCACAAAGGTCCGCATCGCCACACAAGACACCGTAATCACCTCCAAACTGATCGACGGCACGTTCCCCGACTATCAGCGCGTTATCCCCACCGCCAACGACAAGATCGTGCTGGCTTCCATTGCCGACCTTCGCAGCGCAGTCGAGCGCGTGTCGACCGTCGCCACAGAGCGCGGGCGTGCGGTCAAACTGGACATTGCGCCGGGTCAAATCGGGCTGTCTGTGCGCGGCGACGCCGAGGCAACTGACGTGGTGGAGGCTGACTACAGCGGTGAGCCGATAGAAATTGGCTTTAACGCGGCTTACATCAGCGAACTGCTGGCGAACCTGGCCGGCGACACTGTGCGGATTGCGCTGAACGATGGTGGCTCGCCCACGATATTTACGGGCGGGGATGACGGGGTGTTGGTAGTGTTGATGCCCATGCGGGTCTCGTGATGGCGTGGCCACCCGAAGACGGCAAGCCGTACACGCCGAGCAACAGCACCGAGTTCGATTTCTTCTACGGTCGTTGGTGCGCACGTTGCACCAACGACGACCCTGACGGTGATAGTTGCGACATCATCGGCAAGTCGATGTTCGGCGAACAGCCCACAGAGTGGACGTGGAAGTCTCGCGCGCCCCATTGCTCGGAATTCCACTCTTTCGATGACATGCAGCCACTCCCAGAACCGCGCTGCCCTGAAACGATGGAGATGTTTTGATGCGCTTCGATGGACATCGTTACGTTGACTGCCGTTGGTGCGGCGGTCGTGGCTGCCTCCAGTGCGAGGGGGAGTTTAACAAGGCATACGAGCGCGCGTTCCCCGATGGGCCGAAGCCGATTGCGACGTTCAAACTGGATACGCCGGAGGGCACGGAGCGCGCCCGCCGCGCCATCGGGGTCGAGGCTTTGCAGAAAGCGTTCGGCCCCGACGGAGGAGGCATGTCGGAGTTCATGGCTAACTTGGAGCGCGATGGGGCGGGGCAGTAATGGCCCCAATTCCGAAGCCCCGAGCCTCCACCGTCGCCGCCATTTACCGCGCTTACGAGGAGGCCAACGAGCATTATGACAGCCTCGGCATAAGCGTCGGTCTGGCGGCGACTGAATGCGACCGCAGCTTGTGGTACACATTCAGATGGGCATCCCACCAGAAGCCCATTCCGGGGCGCAACCTGTCGATCTTCCGTACAGGCGACGTGTGGGAGGATCGGCTTGTCGCGGACCTCGAACGCATCGGCGTCGAAGTCTACGGCCAGCAGGACCGCATCCGGCTTGTGGGCGGGCACGTTCGCGGCAAGTGCGACGGCAAGGGAATCGGAGTGCCGGAGGCTCCGAAGACCGAACACCTGTTTGAGTTCAAGTCCTCCAACGACAAGGGCTTCAAGGAGATCACCAAGCACGGCTGCGCCAAGACTCGCCCGCTGCATTTCGGGCAAGTGCAGTTGGGTATGCACCAATTCGGGCTGACCCGCGCGGGCTACCTGGTCGTGAATAAAAACGACGACGAACGGTATTTCGAGCGCATCGAATACGACGCGGAATGGTGCATCCGGCTACTAGCGAGGCTGGAGCGCATTATCAACGCGCCGGAGCCGCCTAGTCGCATTTCGGACAACCCGGAGTTCTTCGGCTGCCGCTTTTGCGACCATCGCGAGATTTGCCAAGAGGACGGCTGGTCGCGCGTGTCGTGCCGATCGTGCCTGCATAGCACACCGGAAATGCACGGTGATGCGCACTGGTCTTGCGCCCGCTGGGCCAAGCCGTTGAGTGTCGATGAGCAGAAGGCCGCTTGTCCTGCGCATCTGCATATCCCGGCATTGGTTCCGGGGGAGTTGGTGGATTCGGATGAGGATGCGGAGACGGTGGCCTATACGCTGCGCAGCGGCAAGACGTGGGTGGATGGAGACGGGGATGCGGCTTAGGAGCTACACCAAGTCGGGCATGAACTGGCGGAGGAAATCCTTTCGTTCGTTTATAGCTTTCGCTAGATCACGGGCGGCACGCGCCTTGTCATCCCCCATCAATGGATGGCCTTCAATTACCCAATCTAATAGCCCTCGATTCCCACCATCTTCGGGGTACTTCGTGCCGTCGTTAACAACCGAACTAAGGACGTGGAAGGCATCGATGATATGTGGGCTTTTTGATTTGGCCACAGCCTCGATATCGTTGGCGGAAATCTTACGACGGCCGGAGCCAAGGATAAAATCGTACAATCCACCGTGCCGGTAGGAGTTGGCGATTTCCGTCGCGACCTGAAGTCCTTCGAGTTCATCCCGGAAATTCAACTTCATGGTAGCGGCGTGCTGGCGCCGAGACTCGTTGACTTGGCCCACCGCTACCGCGACAGCAAATATTACGAATCCGCTTCCGATTAGGGTCTGATACCGCTCAATCCAATAGTCATAAGCGCCATGAGGCGCCTCAATGTTTTCGTTGGGCTTGGTCCCCCATATTGAACCAAGAACTGAAGCGAGGATGAACGTGTAGATCACTAGCGCCATAGTAACCACTGCGCTCGATCGTTCACCACTCATCGGAAATAATTTCACGGAGCCCCCTCCAATGCTAAAACTGCGCCCGTACCAACGACAAGCCGTAGACCAGCTTTACGCCTACTGGCAAGACAAAGCCGGTTCGCCGTTGCTGGTCCTGCCGACCGGTGCTGGCAAGTCGCTGGTGCTGGCCACGGTATGCAAAGAGCTTATCGAAAACTACCCGGACATGCGCATCCTGATCGTGACGCATGTGCGCGAGCTGATCCTGTCCAACTTTGGCGAACTGCTGAACATCTGGCCGTTCGCGCCGGCAGGCATCTTCAGTGCCGGCGTTGGCAGGCGGGACGCCCATGCGCAAATCATCTTTGGCGGCGTCCAGACCATCGCGAGCAAGACAGACCTGATCGGGCATATCGACCTTGTGATGGTCGACGAGGCACACCTGATGCCGCGGAAATCGGAGACCCAATACGGCAAGCTGCTGGACGGTCTGCGCGCGATCAATCCTGACCTGAAGCTGGCTGGGCTCACCGCGACGCCATATCGACTAGGTGAGGGCAGCCTACATGAAGGCGAGGGCGCACTGTTCGATGACATTGCCTATGACCTGCCGATTTCGGATCTGATCGATAGCGGGTTTCTGGTGCGACCTATCAGCAAAGGCATGGCCACCACCTATGACGTGTCCGGCGTTGGCAAGCTGGGCGGCGACTATAAGCAAAACGCGCTACAGGCAGCCGTTGACCATGACGACCTGACGCGCGCCGTGGTGGACGAAATTGTTGCTTATGGGCAGGACAGGCGCGCATGGCTGGCCTTCTGCTCCGGCGTCGACCACGCCTTCCATATGCGCGATGAAATCCGCGGTCGCGGGTTCACCTGCGAAACCATCACAGGCGAAACGCCTGCCAGTGAGCGCGACCGTATTCTAGAGGACTTCAAGGCAGGACGACTGCGGGCTCTGACAAACAATTCAGTTCTGACCACCGGGACGAATCTGCCGATCATTGATCTGGTGGCGTTCTGCCGGCCGACTCAGTCAGCGGGACTTTATGTCCAGATGGCGGGACGGGGACTGCGGCTCTATCCGGGCAAGCAGGACTGCTTATTTCTCGACTTCGCTGGCATCGTACGTAAGCACGGGCCGATCGATGCGGTCACACCACCAGCCATGCGCGCCGGCACGGGCGAAGCGCCGGTCAAGCAGTGCCCGCAGGACATGGGTGGATGCAGGTCGCTGGTACATGCCAGCGCGCGAGAGTGCCCGGATTGCGGCTACGAGTTCCCGATTGACGACACGCCGAAAATCCAAAAGCAGGCCGACGATGTTCCGATGCTTTCCAAGGGCGAAGCCACATGGCGGCCCATCACCCGCCGCAGATTCGCGTTCCACGAAGGAAAAGGAAATAAGCCGCCGTCCGTCAAGGTGACCTACGCACAAAGCCTGACAACCTTCAATGAATGGCTTTGCTTTGAACACAGCGGCTACGCGCAATCCAGGGCACACCGCTGGTGGTCACAGCACGGCGGGAAGCGGCCGTTTCCTAAGACGGTGCTGGAAGCGCTGGAGCGGCAGAACGAGTTGAAGGAAACGGCCGAGATTTCGGTAAGGCCCGACGGGCGTTACTGGTCCGTCGTGGGGCACCGCGTTGCCGACAACGACAATGTGCCCTCGGGAGAGAATGACAACTACGCCGAACTTCTGGACGACAGCATACCTTTCTAGGGCCGACCAACTGGCCACACCGCCGGGCAACCAACCCGGATAACCACGAAGAGGAGATGAAGCATGACGACAGCAAGCGCACTATTCCCTGCGCAGTACGTTTCCAAGACGGCGTCCGAGCGCATCAAGTGCGTTGAGCGGCAACGTTCTGAGGCGCGCGAAGAGCGCATTAAGAAGATAATGGAAACGCCAATAATCAGCGGTTTCCTATGGTGTAGAAAGGAGCGATTGCCGTCGCGAGAGAAGGCGGAGGCCATCTACGTGACTCCGATACATTACTTTTCGCCCAAGCAGCATGTGGAGCGCGACCACAACTTCACTCTCAGCAAGTTGCGTCCGCTTCTTCGGCTTTCGCGGGCGGCGGAAGAAGCCAATCCAACGGCGGCAACATTTGTTTCGCTAACCGCAGCAGACTGCCGCGTCCTTGACATTCCGTCCAACTTGGGAGTCTCGGCATGACAAACCAAAACTACCTCGCCTACGACGTCACCGTCCTCGAACGCGAGTTCGCGGACCTGCTGGCCGCGTATCCCGAGCTAGCCGAAGACGAAGAACTGCGCGCCGATACCATCGAAGGCGAAACCGACGCGCATCGCATCCTTGCCCGCATCGTTGCTGTAGAGCGGGATGCCGACAGCATGGCGAAAGCAATAGCGGATCGCGCACGCGATCTTGCCGGCAGAAGGGCCCGCCACGAGCGCAAGAAGGAGGCGATGCGAGTACTGCTGCTGCGCCTGCTGAAAGCCGCTGGGCTGCCCAAGGTTGCACTGCCAGAGGCTACAGTGTCCGTCAGCAAGGGTAGGGACAGTGTGGAGATTGTGGACGCGGATGCGTTGCCTGCCGAGTTGGTGCGTGTTGAGCGTATTCCGGACAAAAAAGCCATTCTGGATGTCGTGAAGGGCTGCGGCGAGATACCCGGCGCGCGGCTTGTTACAGGCGGTGAGACGCTGACCGTCCGCGCAGCATAGCACCCGCCTAGTTGTGCCCCGCACAACCACCATACACGGCTACCAACCATGCACCACAATGAGGAGATGATATGCGCATTGAACGCATTGGCGATACCGTTTTGTACAACGGCGATTGCCTTGAGGTTATGGCGACGTTGGAACCTGTGGATCACGTCATAAGTGATCCGCCGTATGAAGAAAGCCTTCACGCATCGAAGAATAGCCTGCGCGGACGGGTCCGCGCAGATAAGGGTCCAGATCTGAAAGGGCTGGATTTTTCGTCCATCAATGACATTCGGGCCGACGTTGTGTCTGCCGCCGAGCGTATTTGCGAAGGCTGGTTCATCGCCTTCTGCACTATTGAGGGTGTCGCCTATTGGGCCGAAGCCATCAACGCATCGCCCATGAAATACAAGCGCGGCTGCCTATGGGTAAAGCCCGACGCAACGCCACAACTTAATGGGCAGGGGCCAGGTCAGGGCGCGGAGTGCTTCGTCACAGCATGGAACGGCAAAGGCCACGCGCGCTGGAACGCGGGTGGCAAGCGTGGCGTCTATACGCACCTGACCAATCAGCGCGACCGTGATGGTAGACATCCGACCGAAAAGCCAATCCCGCTCATGGCGGAGCTGCTGGCCGACTTCACTAATGCCGGCGACACCATTCTAGACCCGTTCATGGGCTCCGGCACAACCGGCGTCGCCTGCGCACGAATGGGGCGAAAGTTCATCGGCATCGAGTTGGATCCGCGCTATTTCGACATCGCCTGCGTGCGTATCGAAAAGGCTTATGCGCAGGGCGATATGTTTGTGGAGCGGCCCAAAAAGGAAAAGCCTGCGTCGCTCTTTGGGGATAACGACAATTCTGCTCCCGGGCAAGCAGGTGCGGCAGACGGGCGGGCAGCCTAATGGCCAAGCTCACCAGAGCCCAAGCCAAGTCGCACGCGGCCGCCGTAGAGCGTCTTCAGCAAGACCACCTGACCGAAGATGACAAGGAATTCGTTTATCGAAACTGGAACGAAGGCGCGAACCATGTCAACGGTGCGGCTGGTGCGTTCTTCACACCGTTCGACATGGCGTTCGACTTCGCGATCGATGCTGGAGGCGGGGCGAGTAATCGACCTGTGTTCCGGCATTGGCATGCTGTCGTATGCAGTTTGGCAACGCAGCCGGTTCAACCACCGCAGACCACAGATTACCTGTGTCGAGCGTAACGCGGATTACGTCGAGGTCGGCCGCAAACTGCTGCCAGAAGCAACGTGGATCTGCGCGGATGTTCTGGGCGTGCTCGACATGCGTCTGGGCCACTTCGACTCTGCGATCAGCAACCCACCTTTCGGTAACATTCGCCGCACCAAAAACAGTCCACGCTACGCAGGCAAAGACTTCGAGTTTCACGTCATCGACATAGCGGCGCACCTTGCCGACTACGGAACGTTCATCGTCCCGCAGATGTCGGCTGGCTTCAACTTTTCGGGGCGGCCAAACTATGAGCGCCAAACAGGCGGGCGTGCCGTGGCCTTCCAGGAACTGACCGGCCTTCACTTTGATGCTGGCTGTGGCGTCGATACGGCGCTCTACAAGGACGAGTGGAAGGGGGTGTCGCCTATTTGCGAGATCGTCTGCGTCGACTTCACCGAAGCGCGGCCTGTTGCTGCCAAACAACCCGCTGCTGCAAACGACAATCAGCCGCAGGCCGACCTATTCGGAGCTACCCATGGCGCAGCATGAACCGACAACCTGCCACGTCTGCGGCCGCCACGCCATAGGCATTGGCGTAGGCAAACCACCCAACGACCCCCGGTGGCTGTGCGCCGAATGTGTACCGCTGCTGGAATACGTCAAGTCGGTGCGCCGATGGGATGCCTATGAGGTGAAGGCGCTTGACGCAGTGGATGACGCCACGGGCGACTTTGCCGCCGAGCACGGCACGGACATTGCGGCCTATGACGATGTAACCCGCCGCGCCCTATGGCGGTGCGCGATACAGGCGCATCAGGACGGTATTCGGCGGCTGATAACGGATGGGGATGCCCCCTTCTAGTCGGCAAGTATGCCCGCCTCTTTCGCCACAGCCGCAAACGCCTTGCGGGCCTTGTAGAGCAGCGCAGGGTCATCGGCCCCACCCTCCAGCGCGGCGAGCAACACCTCACGCGCGGCCAGCGTGTCCGTAACTGGCCACAGTTCATCGTCGAGCAGAAGGCGTGCCGCCTCCTCGGCCGACGACACAACCTGCCTGGCGTTGCTGCCAACCCAGATCGAGACAGGAGTTTTGAACCAATGACGCATCGCGAAAGTGTGCCACGGGGAGCGGCGAACGACAATCACACCGGCCCGCGCGTCCTCGACCTGTTCAGCGCTGCCGCTGGTGGGTGGTCACTGGGCATGCACCGCGCCGGATTCCACACCATAGCGGCGTGCGAAGTCATCCCCTGGCGGCGCGCCCTCTATTCCCAGAACAACCCCGGAGTGCATGTCTATGACGACGTCACAACCCTTACCGCAGACCGACTTGTTCGGGACGGTATTGGGCTTCCCGACATCATCGTCGGGTCGCCGCCCTGCCAAGACATCGGCAGCGCGAACACCAAAGGCAAGGGCGTCGACGGCGAGCGCAGTGGCCTCTATTTCGAGGCCGTCCGACTTATCGACGAATGCCAGCCTCGTTGGTTCGCTCTTGAGAATAGCGCTAATCTCCGAACTAGAGGCGCAGACAGGGTCATCGATGCGCTGGAGGCCATCGGCTACACCTGCTGGCCGTTTGTGGTCAGTGCTGGAGACATCGGGGCCAACCACGAGCGCAAGCGAAGCTGGCTCACTGGGTTCAAGGTTAGCGACGCCAACGACCAAGGGAAACTTCGCGGCGGATTCCATGCAGAAGTGGGATTCGTGCAGACCGTGGAATGTGATGATCGGAACGCCGACAAAGAAGTCAGCACCGCGGTCAGAGGACTTTGCGAGAGGCAGGTCGCCGACGATCGTCGAGGCATTACTTCCGACACCCACGGCGACGCGGTACGGCTCGCAGAGCTACCCGAACGATCCAAGCCGCAAGCGCCCATCACTGGAAACGCTGCTGAAGCCGCAGATGATGCCAACGCCGGTGAAGCCGAACGGCGGTCGGACGCTGTCCAAGGAAGCAATCGAGACGGGCAAGCGTGCGAACGGACAGAAGGCACAGATCGATACGCCGAACCTGCTGCGCTATGCACTCGAAACCCTCCCCACCCCGACGAAGCGGGACAAGCGGCTGGACTCCTGGAGTCCAGCCTACGATCGGCGCAAAAGCCCGACTATGGATGCTGTGATGGATGGAGCGATAACGGGCCGTGCGTCGGACAAATGGGCGGGAGCGCGAGCCCTAGCCCAACTCCTGCGGAGCCATGGGCTGACTGGAACGGCGGCCTTGCCCGTCACCTACGGCTGGATGATGGGCTTTCCACCTGGGTGGCTGGCACGCGCATTGCGCTCGGCAGTCGCAAAGGGACTGCTGCGGCCAGCCTGATCGTCGAGGCGTTCGGCGACGCAGTCGTTCCGCAGATACCCGAAGCGATCGGCCGCGCCATCCTAAGGGTGGAGGCGGCTTTGGCCTTGATTGCCAACGACAACAAGCAGGAGGCCAGCATTGCAGCCTAACCCCGCACCCACAGACCCCATGCTCGACCTCGCCCTGCACTATGCCGCGCAGGGCTGGCCGGTATTCCCCTGCCGTGCCGCCGACGATTATGACCCCGAAACCGGCGAAGTCCTGCCGGAGAAGGCACCGCTTATCAGCAACGGCTTCCGCGGCGCCACGCTTTCGGAGAGGATCATCCGCGAGCTTTGGAAGCGCAACCCCGGCGCTCTCGTTGGCATCCCGACCGGTGAGCGCACTGGTGTTTGGGTGTTGGACCTGGACATCAAGGCAAGCGCCAACGGCCACGAATGGCTTGCCGCGATGGAGGCCGCCCACGGCGACCTCCCAAACAGCGCCCGCGTCCAGACGGCCAATGGCGGCACGCATATCTTCTTCCGGCACGTTGAAGGCGTCCGTAACCGCGGCAAGCTTGGTGATGGCGTCGATGTTCGGGGCGAGGGTGGCTTTGTCATTGCGGGTGGCAGCTCTATGGCGGATGGCCGTGCCTATCATTGGCTCGGCGACACCGGCCCGGACGACACAGTGGGCGCGCCGCAATGGTTGCTCGATCTTGTTTTGCCGCCTGTCCACACCCATCATGCGGGCGATTGGCATTACGAGGCGGGTAGCAATGACCGGTATGTCAATCGCGCCATGGAGTCGGAACTGTCCGAACTGGCAGGCACGCCGCCGGGCAATCGCGGCTACCAGCTCAACGCTTCGGCATTTGCGCTCGGGCAACTGGTGGGAGCGGGGGCCATCCACCGTAGCGAGGCCGAACATGGTCTATACGCGGGAGCCGTGACATGCGGCGTTGCGCAGGCGGACGGTGAGCGCGAGACGTGGGCGAAAATCCGCCGCGGTCTTGATGCGGGCGAAAAGCAGCCGCGGCATATCCCGACTCCGCAGGCGGAAAACGACAACACACGCTTGGTCGACATCAAGAAGATGCTGGAACGGGCGCGTGAAAAAGCCGCGAAGAAAGCAGCCAAGGGACCGGCCGATGACGAGCCAGAGGTTGCGGTAGAGCCCACGCCTGCACCTGCGGACCCCACGCTGCCCGTCACCGAGGACGACACACCCTTCCGTTTCACACCCTTTTCGTGGAAAGACCCCGCAAGCTTGCCGCGGCGCGAGTTCGCGTTCGGCAAGCATTACATTCGCAAATACGTGTCGGTGACGGTCGCGCCGGGCGGTTTGGGCAAAACCAGCAACAGCGTCGTCGAGGCATTGTCCATGGCGTCCGGGCGCGACCTGACGGGCGACAAGCCGCCCAAGCGTCTCAAGGTGTGGCTGTTCAATGCGGAAGACCCTCGCGATGAAATGGACAGGCGGATCATGGCTGCGTGCCTGCACTATGGTCTATCGCCTGCCGACATCGAGGGGCATCTGTTTCTCGATACCGGGCGCGAGCAGGAGCTTATCGTCATGCACGAGGACCGAAAGGCCGGCGTGACGGTCAATGTGCCTATCGTGGAGGCCGTGGCAGAGCAAATCCGCCGCAACAAGGTCGATGTGCTGATCGTAGATCCGTTTGTTTCGACGCACCGCGTCAACGAGAATGACAACGGCGCAATCGACAAGGTTGCAAAACTCTGGGCGCAGATCGCCGATGACACCAACTGCGCAATCGACGTGGTGCATCATCTGCGGAAACTCGCCGATCGTGAGGCAACCGTGGAAGACGCCCGCGGCGCTATCTCGCTGATTGGTGCGGCTCGTTCGGTGCGCGTGCTGAACCGCATGTCTGTCGAAGACGCCAATGCTGCGGGCATCGACGTTAAGGACCGCTACAGTTACTTCCACATTCATTACGGCAAGCAGAACCTGACCCGCATGGATACGACGCAACATTGGCGGAAGATGGTATCGGTCGGGCTGGGCAACGGCGGAAAAGGGCTTCTGGCGAAAACGCAGCAGGACACCGCTGGCGTTGTGACGGCGTGGAAGTGGCCGACAACCGAAGAAATAGTTAGCGATCTGACTGCCGAGCAGATCGACAACATCAAGTCGGTGTTGCGCGGGCAGGCGTACAAGGCAGCCCCGCAGGGCAAGCCGTGGGCGGGTGAGGCGATAGCCTATGTGTTGGGCGAGGACGCCGCGGACAAGGCCACCAGAAAGCGCGTAGGGTCGCTCCTGAAGGCCCTTATGAAAGAGGGCATTTTGGAACAGGTAGAGGACCGTGATCCGGTCAGCCGGTCGGCCATGAAAGTGGTCAGATAAACACCAAAAAAACAGGCCAGAAAACACCCCAAAACCGGTCAACCGTACTGCTGAGTTCTGCGCAGAGTTTGCGCAAAGTTCTCGAAATCGGACATGCACAACTTTGCAGACTTATACCCTTATATGGGTAAGTCTGCGGTGTTGTCTGCGGCAGTGTAGAAGTCTGCAAGAACTCTGCACTCAACTAAAAAATGGAGGTCCATTTGGTACCCAAAAACACCACCACTCAAACAGTGCGCATCGCCGGCGTGCGCACCAAGCTGACAACCCGCAATGGGCGCGTCACCGCCAAGTCCGTCGGCGAGGTTGAATGGAAGCTACAAGCCGCTGCCGTTCGCGCGCTCCGCGCCATGCCGGAATTTGGTCGACAGTTCCTGTTGGCTGGAGACATGGCCAGCGGGAAGCGTGGTCCCAAAGCGCAGATGCAGGCGCTGGCAACAGGGCTGACGCCGGGCGACCCGGACCTTAGGGTCTATCTACCGGCGGGCCGGGTCGCGTTCATCGAGTACAAGACTAGCACTGGCCGTCTGTCGCCGGTGCAGAAACAGCGACATGCCGATATGGAGCGGCTGGGCCACGCCGTCGAGGTGGTGGCGACTGTTACCGAGGAAGAGTGCGCCGCTGCTACGGTTGCGCTGGTGCGCGGGTGGTTGGCAGGCAACAGCAACCAGCAGAACGCCGCCCATAGCGAAATAACGCTTGCATCATGAGGCCGAAATAATCCTTATAAGCTATCGGCCATTGCACCGATTCACTACGGCCTACCAAGCCGAATGGCCTACCAAGCCGAACCCCGCTTACCAGGCGGACACCACTTAGAGGAGATGCCCTTGACCACCTACAAATCCTTCGCCGATGCCCTGTCGGCCCCGCGCACTACGACACCGCGCCCCGCACCCGCGGCCGCCAATGACAACAAGCCACGCAAGGCCCCTCAGCCACGCTATCGCGGGACGCTGCCGGCGCTGCGCTGGCTGTACGACAACCACCCTGACCTGGCAGAACCGATGGCCCGTGCGGTGCGGTCGCTGTCAGCAACGACATGGGATGCGGACGCGGCCGATAACGATCAGAAGATTCGCCCAACCGTTGGCGAGCTTGTGAAGGCGGCGACTGATCCCAAAACGGGCGAGTGGCTACAACCGACAATCGAAACCGACAAAGACGGCAATACCAGTGTTCGGCTCGGGGCTCTGAAGTTTGTTCGCGGCGAGCTCGTCGAGTGCGGCGAGACCAAGAAAGGCCGCAAGCTGAGCCCGCGTGATAGGGTTGTTTCGAGGGACGAGGCTCCCGCAGATGCGCGCAACCCGTACCTGTACGTGTTTGGAACCAAGGCGACTACGCAGTCACCGCTTCATGCTGAGCCCTACAGCCGCGCGTTATCCGGCGAGCCGGCACTTGCGCCGATGTATGCACCGCTTTCGGGTGTTGAGGAGGGGCGCGCCGAACTGGTCGCGCTTGGTGTCGATGGTTCTGTACCGTTCGACAAGCTGCCGTTCCCCGCAACGAAGGGCATGTCGGCTATTGCATCTGGCGCTGACTTCCTTGGTGGTATCGTCGGGTCCAGCGGTACAGCGTCCAGCGGCGCGGTGAACATGGGCGACTTGCCCGACGCGCCGAGGGGCGAGGCGAGGCTGGTCGTCGAGGCTGTCGCATCTGGCGCAACGTTGAAGGACATCGGCGAGCGGATGGGGCTCGATGGCGCGCGCGTAGATCGGGCGGCAAAGGACGCCCTTGTCAACGCTGCTCGCGCACTGGTTGCCTCGAACGATAACAGCCCGCGAAAGAAGAAAGTGGCGTAGCGTCCATTTCGTGGCGAGTTATAGGGTATGTATATGAAGGGGTGATGTTTGCGAACATCGCCCCACGCCCGGCCACCATCAGGCGAGACGCCCCGCGGGGTAATTGGCTCGTGTGAGCCGGGCGAAACTACAACGACAAGCAGACCAACGCGGCAGTCCTGTGCAATGCGCATGGCAACGGCGCTGCTTGTCTTTGCATCGCCAGTGGCGCGCCTCCTCCGCGACTCTGGCGTATCGGCGGCGGGTTGAGCAACGGACAGATAAACCGGGCCTTATGGGCTGCTCCCCGCCGCTTTCGTTATTCGGGCTGCGCTCAGGGTAAGCGCGCGATCCTTGCAAGATTGCTGAGTTGGGTTCGAGTCCCAGGCGGTCCACCAGTTCGCGGATATAGCTCAGAGGCAGAGCAGTCTGCTTCCACCCGATGCGCGGGATTTCGATATTCCCTATCCGCGCCAATCCGCCCGTGTAGCTCAGTTGGTAGAGCGCCTGCCTTGTAAGCAGGATGTCCGGGGTTCGATCCCTCGCTAGGGCACCAATCACCTGGGTGTAGCTCAGTCGCGCAGAGTGCCGGCCTTGGAAGCCGGAGGCCGCTGGTTCGAGTCCAGCCTCCCAGACCAGACTATGCCTCATAATCCTAGCAGATCGTCTCGCCCTTCGCGCCCAAGTTGGTCAGACACGAGCTTCCCGGCTTTGCCTACTGTCTCCCATGACCCCATGGGGATGATTGCCACGTCGCGTTTCTCGACGGCAATCTTGATGAGCGCCATCTCGCCCGCAATGCGGTGGATTGGTCGATACTTCGTGCGCCCGGCCTCGATGTCTTCATATGTTCGGAGCGGGAGTCCCATCTCCTCCGCCATTCTGGCTTGCGTCACGCCGGCCATATGTCTCATGTAAGACAGTCCGTTCGTTGCCATTGAAGCGACCTCCGTGATTTGATACATTCTTGGGAGCCGGAGAGGTGGCTAGACCCCTCCGGCCCCCGGTTACCGGCTAATCGAGACTGTCAGTCTCCACTTGCCGATCCGGACTTGGAAGGTGAGCTTAGCGCTCATGGTTGCCTCCTAGTCCTGCCGAAGCGGGATTGCTTCGGTGATTTGTTATCCCACGAAAATCGTGGGCATGCAAGCAAAAACCACGAAAATCGTGGGTTATTTTTAGGCCGTCCGACTTATCACCGGACGGCTTTTTTGCACACTTGGTGTGCCCGCCTGCTAGGTGCATCACATGGCAAGACCCGACCAGCGAAGTGAATGCGCCGCTGAATACCGACGCCTCTATAAGACCGCCCGCTGGCGGAGGGTGCGCGAGGCTAAGCTATCGCAGGATCCATTGTGCGAGTGGTGTTTGGAGCGCGAAGACGTAACGGTAGCGACAGAGGTTCACCACGCCGACGGGGGGCACAAGGGCGATGAGACCAAGTTCTGGTCTGGTCCTTTTGTTTCTACCTGCGCTCCGTGTCACTCGTCGCGGGGGCAGCGTGAAGACCTCGGACAGACTGTCGTCCGGTTCGGGCCTGACGGATGGCCTATTTAGGCCGTGCCACAGTAAGAAATATCGGCCACTAAACGCCCATTACCACACAAGTTTCGATTCACGAGTCGGGTCCGTCAAAATTTTTCCGAGTATGGGGCGGGGGCGGTCGAAAACTCGACGACTGCTCGCCCCGCGGACCAGCGCCCCCGCATCGCGCGCACGTCCACAATTCAGAATATGACCCCTGCAACGAGGATTGAGCCATGGCGAGGCCTAGAACGCCTCTTGCCAAGGCGGCAGTAGAGGCCAGCGACAAAAAGAATCCGCAGCGCTTCAAAAAGCGCACCGAGCCCAAGGCTAACGGGCCTCTCGGCGCTCCGCCGAAGTGGCTGGTGGATACCGATACGAGCAAGGCGAAGTCTGCCTGGCTGCTTTTTCAGAAAGAGATTCCTTGGCTGACGGAGTCGCACCGGATGCTAGTCGGCATGGCCGCCAACATTCAGGGGCGCATCATGGCCAATCAGGACGTTGGCGTTCAGGCGATGAATCTCCTGAGGCAATGCCTCGGGCAGATGGGTGCGACGCCTTCCGACGCCAGCAAGATTACGGTGCCAGAAGGTGACGAGGAAGACCCAGACGACGCCCTGTTCAACAGGTAGCGCCCTTGCGCGCGTGAACGCATATGCGCAGGCTGTTCTCGATGGTGATATTATCGCCGGCCCCCATGTGCGCAATGCCTGCCGACGTCACTTTGACGATCTGGAAAAGGGTGGCGAGCGCGGCCTTTGGTTTGATGAAGACGCCGCCGAGCATGTGTTCCGGTTTTTTGAGCAGGGCCTGAAGCTATCCGAGGGCCAGTTTGATGGTGTGCCTTTCAACCTGCATCCTTCGCAAGCATTCAAGCTTGGATCGATATTCGGCTGGAAGCGCGAGGGCGGCAGTCGCCGCTTCCGCACGGTCTACATCGAGGAAGGTAAAGGCAACGGAAAGTCGCCTTTTGCTGGTGGTGTCGGTCTGTATGGCCTGACTGCTGACGGGGAGGCCGGTGCACAGATTTACGCAGCGGCCGCTAAGAAAGAACAGGCTGCGATCCTTTTTCAGGACGCCTGCAAGATGGTCCGGCAGTCGCCGGCGCTGTTGAAGCGCGTTAAGTTCAGCGGCGGCATCGGCAAAGAGTTCAACATCGCGCACCACGCGTCGCAGTCGTTCTTCAGGCACATCTCGAAAGAGGCAGGCAAGACTGGTTCTGGTCCGCGCCCGCACTTCGCCCTTTGCGACGAGGTGCATGAGCACCCTGATCGCGGTATCATGGAGATGTTGCAGCGCGGCTTTAAATTTCGCCAGCAGCCGCTGCTTTTGATGATTACGAACAGCGGCAGCGACAGGAACTCAGTCTGCTGGGAGGAGCGCGAGCGCGCGGTTCGGGTTGTTGCCGGCACTAAGACGCCGGACGACGACTTCACCTATGTCGGAGAGACGTGGGAAGGGAGCGACACTGTCTTCGCTTACGTCTGCTCACTCGACAAGGATGACGATCCGCTTGAGGATCCGTCATGCTGGGTGAAGGCGAACCCGCTTCTCGGCACGATCCTGACCGACGAGTATCTGGCGGGCGTTGTGGCGGAGGCAAAGGAAGTCCCCGGCAAGCTGAACAACGTGTTGCGCCTGCATTTCTGCGTCTGGACAGACGCCGACAAGGCGTGGATGCCGCGTGCGACCGTCGACAAGGTGATGTCCGACTGGGATTTGCCCTCCGACGGCCCGCTGCTCTTGGGTGTCGACCTTTCCGGCACGAAGGACATGACTGTCGTGGCCTGCGTGCAGCCGACCGGGTTTAAGACGGTAACGCGCGAGGGCGGTGAAACCACCGAATTGCCGACCTACGACGCATGGATTGAGGCGTGGACGCCCGGCGATACGCTTGCGGCGCGCGTTCTGGCCGATAAGCAGCCATACGATGTGTGGGTTCGGGATGGCTATCTGAATGCTCCCGAAGGTCCGCGCATCCGTTTCGACATCGTCGCGGCGCGCGTGGCAGAACTTGACCGCCAATACGACATCCAGTCGATCGCATACGACAACTACGCCTATTCGGCCTTCAAGGACGAACTGGACGTGTTTGGTGTAGATGCCGAGCAGTTGCCGCACCCTCAAGGTGGCAAGGTGCGAGCCAGGTCGTCTGAAGAAAAGATCGAGGCGGCGAAAGCCGCAGGCGAGAAGCCTCCATTGGGGCTGTGGATGCCCGGGTCAGTCACTGAGCTTGAAAACCTCATCATCGATGGGCGCATTCGGCTTCGGTCAAATCCGGTCTTGATGACCGCCCTGATGGGCTCGACGTTCAACCACCCGCCCGACCCTCACGGCAATCGCTGGTTTGTAAAGACGCGCGCCAGCGTGCGTATCGACGCTGCCGTGGCTTTGGCAATGGCGGTTGGGGCTGCGGCGGACAAGCCCACGCAGAAGCAAGATATCGACGATTTCGTGAACAACATCGTCACCGTCACATGGTGACGTGAACAAGGAGCGGCCATGGGCCTTTTGACCTGGCTGGGGAAGCCGTTCGGTCTGCTTTCCGGCCCGTGGCGCGCGTTCTTCGGGATGTCGACGCCCAGCGGGGAGACCGTCACATATGACCATGCGCTACAGCTCGATGCTGTCTGGGCGTGCGTGAACCTGATTTCCAACGCCGTGAAGACGCTGCCTTGCAATGTCTACAAGGGCGACGGCGTGATCATGGACATAGGAAACCCGCTGTATGAATTGCTACACGACATGCCGAATCTGGACGACAGCGCGTCCGATTTCTGGGGCATGGCGGCGCTTTGTCTTTGTCTGGACGGGAACTTTTTCGCGGAGAAGAGGCGGGTAGGTGAGCGGCTGGTTGCGCTTAATCCGTTGAACCCGCTTTCCGTTGAGGTGAAGCGCGACTCGCGCGGCCGTCGCGTTTACGAGGTGACTGAGCAGTACGAGAACGGCAAGAAGGGCGGTGTCCGCAAGATTGCTGAAGACAACATGCTGCATGTCCGCGGCATGGTTATGCCGGGGCAGGATCGTGGTCTGTCGCCAATCGCCGCGCAGCGGAATGTCATCGGCAACGCGATGGCGGGAGAGAAGTCGGCGGGGCGGCTCTACAAGAGCGGTCTTATTTCAACGACCTTCCTCATGTCCGACCAGACGCTGAAGCCTGAGCAGCGCAAACAGATCGCGGATTCACTCGGTGCGTTCGCTGGCGCAGATAAGGCAGGCGGCATTGCGGTCCTGGAGGCCGGGCTCACGCCGCACTCGTTGAACATCAACCCGAAAGACGCGCAGCTTCTGGAGGCGCGGCAGTATTCGGTTGAGCAGATTTGCCGAATTTTTGGCATCCCCCCAGTGATGATTGGTCATGCGGCCAATGGCACGACAACGTGGGGGAGTGGGATTGAGCAACTGATCCTGCAATTCACGAAAACCTGCCTGACGCCGCTGCTGCGCTCTATCGAAAGCGCGATCTATCGCGACTTGCTGGATACGAAAACGCGCAAAACGACCGTCGTCAAATTCAATATGGAAGGGCTCCTGCGGGGTGACAGCGCCGCGCGGGCGGAGTTCCTGTCCAAGATGGTTACGAACGGCATCTACACGCCGGACGAGGCGCGTGCCTACGAAAACAAGGCTCCAGAACCCGGCGGCGCTCGCCTGATAGTGCAGGGCGCGATGGCCCCGCTTGAAACGCTGGGCCATAACGGTGGCCCACTCCTGGATACGCCGACGGCCGATCCCGACAAACGCGCCGCTTAAGGAAAATCATGAAATTTGAAAACCTGATGGCCGCCTTTGAGGCGGAGCCTTGGGCTATTCAGCGCGAAAAGCTTGGCTTGCTGGCTGATGTTATCGTAGCGCGCGCTCAGGGCGAGAAGTTGGTGGACTCGGAAGTCGCTACGGCCATTTCCGACGCTCGCGCCCGCGAAGTCGCCAGTATCGACGGTGCGGTGGCTGTTGTTCCGGTCTATGGCGTTCTGGCGAACAAGATGGACGCTTTCTCCGCCATGAGCGGCGGCACGTCCTATGCCGGCATCAAGAAGGCCCTGCACGCTGCGCTGTCTGATGACGACGTGAAGGCCGTCGTTCTGGATATCGACAGCCCCGGCGGCTCGGTGCCCGGCACGGAGGAACTTTCCAACGAAATTCGTAGCCTGCGTGGCGGCGAGAAGCCGATCATTGCGCATGTCAATTCGCTGGCTGCAAGCGCAGCCTACTGGATTGCGGCGTCTGCGGACGAGATAGTCGTAACGCCTTCCGGGCGAGCCGGTTCCATCGGCGTCTATACAGCGCACGACGACATTTCGGTTGCGTTGGAAAAGCGCGGCATCAAGCGCACCTACATCAGCGCCGGCAAACACAAGGTCGAGGGCAATGAAACCGAGCCAATCGGCAAGGACACGCTCGCGCACATTCAGGATGGCGTGAATCGGTCTTATAGCCGCTTCGTTGCGGCCGTTGCTGAAGGTCGCGGCACGACAGTCGGCAAGGTCGAGGACGGCTACGGGCAGGGACGGACCTTCTTTGCGGAAGCCCTGATGGACCGCGGCATGGTGGATCGCATCGCGACGCTGGAGCAAACCCTTGAGCGTTTCGGTGCAGAGACGCAACCAGCTGCCGTTCGGCGCATCAAGGCCTCCAATCAGGCTAGGCGCGAGGCCGCAGAAACGCTGGCCGCAAAGATGACGGCGGGCGAACAGATTACGAAACGCGAGTTTGAGCATGGCATCAGGGGACTGATGGGCTTGAGCGGAGCAGAGGCAGAGCGGGCCGCTCGGCTCTACCTCAAGAAGGATCAGGGGGAACCTGATGTCGATGCGGAGGCTGCCGCTTTGGCAGCGGTCGAAAGGCTTCTGACCGAAGCAAAATCCTTCCGCGTCTGACGCGGTTCCTTGCCGCCTGCGGGCGGCCCATCCAAACATTTTTCGAAAGGAGATTGGCTCATGGCCGATCCGAATACGCTTGTCGAGCGCATTGGCGAGCTGGGCGAGTCCCTCGCCACCATCAAGGAAACCGTTGGCAACCTCGCCTCCGATTTCACCGCGAAGCTTGCTGCTTCCGGCGAGGTTTCCACCGAACTGACTGGCAAGGTCGACAAGGCGCTCAACGAGCTTGGCGAGGCCACCACGCGCCTTGGCGAGCTTGAGAAGCGCGCTGCGCGTGAGCGCGAAGACGTTGCGGCGGGTCCGCGCGACATCGGTGACATTGTTGTCGGTTCCGAGAAGTTCAAGGCAACCGACGTTTCCGGTGGCTGGCGCGGTTCGATCCGCGTGGGCATGGAGCGCGCAGACATCACTTCGGGCAACACCACTGTTGGCGCTGGTCGCTCGGCTGGTACGTCTCTGGTCCCGGGTGCCCGCGTTCCGGGTATCGTTGCCCCACCGAACCGCCAGTTCACCATCCGCGACCTGCTCGCGCCGGGCCGCACTTCGGCGTCGAGCGTCGAATTCGTCAAGGAAACCGGCTTCACCAATGCCGCCGCCCCGGTTGCGGAAGGCGCTCAAAAGCCGAAGTCGGACCTGCAATTCAATCTGTTCACCACGCCGGTGCGTACCATTGCGCATATCTTCAAGGCGTCGCGACAGATTCTCGACGACGCTCCCGGCCTTGCGAGCTACATCAACGCGCGCGGCACTTACGGGCTGAAATTCGTTGAAGAGGGCCAGATCCTCAACGGCGACGGCGCGGGCCAGAACCTTGACGGCATCCTGAACCAGGCCACCGCATTTGCGCCGGCCTTCAGCGTCGCCAACGAGACCGGCATCGATCGTCTGCGCCTGGCGATTCTGCAGGTCATTCTGGCCGAATACCCGGCGAGCGGCTTTGTGCTGCACCCGACCGATTGGGCCAAGATCGAACTGACCAAGGACCTCGGCGGCAACTACATCGTCGGCAACGCCCAGTCGCCGATCGGTCCGACCCTGTGGGGCCTCCCGGTCGTCCAGACCCAGGCAATGGCGGCTGGTGAGTTTCTGACCGGCGCGTTCAACCTTGCTGCGCAGATTTTCGACCGCATGGACGTGGAAGTTCTTCTGTCGAGCGAGAACGTCGACGACTTCGAGAAGAACATGTTCACGATCCGTATCGAGGAGCGTCTTGCGCTGGCGGTTTACCGCCCCGAGGCGTTCGTCGCGGGCGACGTCGAGGCCAGCGGCTCGTAATTCATGGAAGGGGCGGCTTCGGCCGCCCCGTTCACATGAGGCAATCATGAAAATCAGGGCGTTGAAAACGCTGGTCGGCGAGTACGGCCGGCTGGCGAAGGGCGACATTGTCGAGATGCCAAACTGGCAGGCGAAGCCGTTGCTGGCGCTTGGATATGTCGAGGTTGCTGCGGAACTCATCAACGTTGAGGCGCCAGTTGCGCCGCGCAAGAGGGCCAAGCATGGCAAATCCAAAAACAAACAAGCGGCGGATGGCTAGCTACATCGGCGCGGACGTTGTCGACCCGGACGAATGGCCTGTTGCTCGTCCGCATCTCGTGGACGCGCCGACAGTGAGCGGTGTGGCGAAGGTCGGGGAAACTCTGACGGCAACGCCGGGAATATGGCAGGGAAGTCCGACGTTCGCGTACCAGTGGCTTGCTGACGGCGCTGCGATACCTGGCGCTACTTCTGCTTCATACGAGGCGGATGGGGGCGACGAGGGCAAGGTGCTTTCCGTTCGCGTGACGGCGACGAACGCTGGAGGCTCTGTGGTCGCGATGAGCGACGCCACCGCGGAGGTTGAGCCTGCTGGTGATGTCGAACAGGGTGATGAGCCGTAATGGCGTTGGTCGATTTCGCCCTCGTCAAAAAGCACCTCAGGGTCTTTCATGACGACGATGATGACACCATCGCGGCCTATCAGGCTGCAGCGGAGAACATCGTCGTCGAGTATCTTGACCGGGAAATAGTACCGACTGGTGGCGCGGTAGAAGGCGACGCCATAGAAGTGACGCCGGCCATTACGGCTGCGGTGTTGCTCGTGACGGGGGACCTTTACGAGGTTCGCGAGCCGGACCAGAAACAAGAAGGCGCGATGCTGCCGCGCGCCGTGCGCGCGCTACTGGCACCGTATCGCGTGTGGCGCACCCATGACCCCGACATGGTATCCTGACTGGCACGGTCAGCGCGCCGTCATCGTCGCCAGCGGCCCGAGCGCGGTAGAGCAGCCTATTGACTTAGTGCATGGCCGAGCCCGATGCGTCGCCATCAACAACAGTTGGCGGCTCGCGCCGTTCGCGGACGTGCTTTACGCCAGCGATGAAGCATGGTGGCGCGAAAACGACCATGCCGGCTTCGCTGGACTTCGTGTGAGCCGAAGTGACGTTGATGGTGTTCTGCGGGTGGCTATCCGCGACAGGGGGCGCCCGCGTCGCGATGAAATGCAGCTCGATACACCCGGTCTGATTGGGGCGGGTGGCTGCTCTGGATTTCAGGCGCTCAATCTCGTTGCTCAGTTCGGCGCGACGGACATTGCCTTGGTTGGCTTCGATGCCCGAGTCGACAATGGTGTGCATTGGCACGGCAAGCACAAGCGCACCGGCAATCCTACGCGCTGGACTGCCGCAGCTTGGGTGGCAAATCTTGATGCCGCAGCTTCGGCATTGTCCGCCCGGGGTATCCGCGTTGTGAACTGTTCGCCGGTTAGTGCGCTAACGGCATATGAGAAGACGGGGCTTGAGGAATGGCTTGGATACGAGTGACCGAACCGTGGGAATGGTCGCCTAAATATGGGGTGACCATGGTCTACAAGCCGGGCACATATAATGTGCCATCGGCATGCGCCACGCTTGCGGTAGCCGCTGGTAAAGCCGTTCGGATGCGGAAGCCCAGCCGGGATGAGGAGCCGACATGCGCCCATGTTGAAACGCGCGAAAGCGCTGAGGATGGTTGGGCAAAGGTCGAGCGCGTTGGTGAACCTGCCTTTCTGATCGAGGCCCCCGGTGGGTAGCGGCGACCTCCACGAAAAATTCACCATCCGCCGCGCAACGCTTGTTGACGACGAATGGGGTGGCCAGACAGAAACATGGGCCGACTACCTGACTTGCGCTGCGTCCATCACGTTCAGTCGCGGTGGCGAGGCTGTCATTGCGGCCCGCCTCCAAGCCCAGCAACCGGCGATCCTACGCATTCGCACCAGCGCTGCGGCACGCGACATCAAGCCCACCGACAAAGCCGTGAATGCGCGCACGGGTGAGGTGTTCAATATTCGTGAGGATCCGCGCGAGGCGCGGGATTCGCGGGGGTATCTGGAGTTTCTGATACAGGCGGGCATCCCATGAAAATTCTGAACATGGAGCGCCTCAAGCGCAAACTGGCGCGCATACCTGACAAGGTGAAGCAGCGCGCGCAGGCTGACCTCATGCTGGCCGGGCGAGAGATCAACATGCTCCAGCGGTCGCTTGCGCCATTCGAGGATGGAACGCTGCGTGCATCCATCAGGACCGAGCCGCTTACGGACGGCACTGTCGGCGTTGAGATTAAGGCCGGCGGCCCGACAACGACGAAGTCGGTGCGCAACAGCGAGAAAGGCAACGCCCCGCAGTACGACTATGCTATCGGGCAGGAACTAGGCACAAAAGACATGCCGCCGAATCCGTTTTTCTGGCCCGGCTACAAAGCCCGAAAGCGGCGCGCATTGAGCCGCGTCCGGCAAGGTTGGAAGCGATCTTTGAAAGAGGCGGCGTCCGATGGGTAGCCCCAACCTCCCGCTACAAGCCTCGTTGGTGTCGACCATCCGCGGACTCAACACGGCAGCCGGCCAGCGTGTCTACAGCGCAATCTCTGAAGGATCGCAGGCCTACCCTTACGTGCAGGTCTGGCCGGGATTTGAGAATCCGATTGACGAGGATTGTTGGGACCGCACCGAGTCGACCATGCAGGTTGATGTGTGGGCGGACACCACGACTTACATCACCACGAAATCTATTGCCGCGGCGATCCGCAATGCCCTGCATGAGCAGAGTCTGACGATCGCCGGCCACACAGTCGACCGCATCCGCGTCGAGTCCATCACTTACAGCAACGACCCGCCGCTTTACCGCGCGCGCATGTCGATCAGCATCGAAACGCAGCCGTCGTAAGCGGCTTCCCACTACATAGGCTGCCATGAGCGGCCATTTTTATGGAGGCTGCCTTGGCGGTCACGAAGCAATTGCTCATTCAATTCTCCGATGGCGCAAGCCCGGAGGTGTTCACTCACTCTTGCACCATCAATCCGTGCTGATTTACAAGCCGGATGAGCCTCGCGTCGGTGAATACATAATGACCGCATATTGGTGCCATGAGCGCGATGGGTTTGTACCGGTCGGCGGCATCCATAAGCAGGGCTACTATTCAGAGTGGGCAGGGTGCGATCAAGGCTATCCAACCCACTGGATGCCGCTCCCTGCTGCGCCAGCAGATAAGGCGCCAACCGACTGGATTGAATGGAAGGGCGGCGAGTGTCCTGTGTCCGAGGACACGGTTGTTGAAATCCATCTGCGCTGCGACGAGCGAAATGAAGGCCCTGCGCGCGGCTTTGAATGGAGCCACGACATAGCGCGTTTCGGCTACGAGGGTGACGACGACATCATCGCCTACCGCGTGGTGCAGTCGTGAAGCCCGACCAGCAACCCGCCTTCTGGAACGAATACACGCCGCCGGCAAGTGCTGTCGCGGAACTGGTCCAGCGGCCCGCGCACACAGTCGACGGCTACGCCTTAGCCGCAGCGTACATACGCGATGCTCGGTGGGCCAATAAAGAGGACACTAAAACTTGACCCCCACCAACCTACAACTCGCCGTCGAGGCTTACCGTACCCACAAATCCAAACAAGCCGCCGCCGACTCCTTGGGCTGGACGCGAAGCAAGATGCGCCGGCATTTGCACCGGGCGGCGGAGCGCGGGCTTATGGGGCCTGCGGAGACGCTGCCGGGGTATGCGATACGGCAGATGACCAGCAAGATGCCGGACGGCACGATTGTGCAGCAGCGCAAGGCGGCTGGCCCGGCTTACGAGCCGCTTGAAGGCATGGCGCTGAAAGGGCGCACGACT